AACGGAAGCGGGACAGGTCGAACTGTCGGGGAGCGCTGGCCTTCTCGCCGGCCTCGCCGCGCTTGCCGCGCTTCTTGGCCTCGTCGGCGAGCCCGGCCTCTACGGCCTCGTCGCCGTTGTACCAGGCTTCGGCCTTCATCGTCTCGCGCCACTCCTCGGCGGTGCCCTGCCCGGACCGCTGCGCGTAGACCTCGGCGATGTTCAGCGAGTGCCGGTCGAGCAGCTCGGCCATCTCGCGCATGTCGTCGGCGTTCCCGACCTGCACGCCCCAGGCGTCGTGGATCATCATCTGCGTCTGCGGGCCCATGATCACCCGGTCACCGGACTGGGCGATGACAGAGGCGATCGACGCGGCGAGGCCGTCCACGTAGACGATGACGTTCGCCGGGTGGTCGACCAGGGCGTTGTAGATGGCGAGGCCGTCGAACACGTCACCGCCGGGCGACGACAGGCGCAGGTCGATCTGGTCGGCCGTGCACTCGCCCAGCTCGGCGCAGAAGTCGGCGGCGGTGACGCCCCACCAGCCGATCTCGTCGTAGATCGCCATTTCCACGGTCGTGGTTCCGTCGGCCTGAGCCTTCGGCTGCCCGATCCGGTACCAGTCGGCGCCGGCAGGCCGTGGGGTCGGCCGGGGTGCTGCCGGGTCGTCGCGCCGGGCCCGCACCACGTCGGCGAGACTGGCGAGTGAGGGCCCGACACGAGGACCGGCGACGATCCGGGAACGCGTCCGGGACGCGCGGTCCCACTCCAGCGGCCACGTCATAGCCCGCCCTCCTGCACCTGCTCGGGTCGCCACACGGCGGTGACTGTACCTCTACAACGTTCCCGCCCAGCGCATTCCGTGTACCCACCGTTCGGGTAGGTGCGCTCGACCTCCTCCAGCGTGTTGCCCAGCCAGCGGCCGTCGACCTCCCGGCAGAAACGGCAGGTGTTGGCGTCGAGCCGCTCGTTGGCGTAGTAGGCGGCCGACGGCGCCTCCCGGAGCGTGGCGATCCTGCCCGTGTTCTGAGCGTTGGAGAGAGCCCCGCCGAGCTGGTCGCGGAGCGGCCGGTCCGACAGGCCGTCGATGAAGTCGGTCACCTGCCGGGCGAGGCCGGCCCCGGTGCTCTCCGGGGTGAGGAGCCGCAGGGCCTCCCGGCCGGCTGCCGCGGCGAGGCCGGCGCCGAGGAGGCCCGCGACCGCGCCCGCGTAGCCCGACAGGTTGTCCTCGTCGGGTTCGCCCGCGTCGGTCGTCACGCCCTGCGCGCGGGCGTCGTCCGCCATCTGCTCGGCGGCAGCGACCGCGAGCGGGATCATGTGATCGGCGAGCACCTGCGTGGCGTCGTCGGTGAACACGGCGAGCCGGGAGAGCGCGGTCACGTCCCCGGCGTCGACGGCGATGCGGATGCTCTCGGCCAGCTCCTCTTCCCAGTCGGCGGTGACGGGCCGCCAGGCGGCGAGGAGCGACACGAGCGCCGCCTCCCATGCGGCATTCACGGCGTCGAGCTGGTCGTCGTGCTCGGGGTCGAGCGGGTCGTCCTGGGCGCGGGGCCCGTGGGTGTGCCGGCCGAGCGCGCGGCGGACGGCGGCCTCCATGCGGGCGGCCATCTCCTCGGCGGCCTCCTCGTCGTCCTCGGGCTCGGCATCGGGCGCGCCGCCCGGTACCAGCTGCGGCGGCGGCGCCGGCTTCTCCCACGACAGGCCCTCGGGCAGCTCGTACGCCTCCGCCGCGGTCTGGCCATCGAACCCGGCGCCGGCCAGGGCGACCACGGCATTGACCCGAGAGTCCCGCTCGGCGTTCTCCGTCTCGGCGTTCGGCGGCGTCGGGTCGTCGTAGTCGAACTCCAGCGTGTCGGCCACGCCGAACAGGCCGAGCAGGTCCCGGTTCAGGGCCGCCTTGATCCGCTCGAGCCGGGGGACCACGAGCCAGCGGGAGAACACGACCTCGGCCGCCTCGGCGTTCGCCCGGTTCACGTCGTCGGTCGCGCCGAGCATCGGCTTCGGGAACCCGAACGCCTCCCGGATGACCTCACGGCTGGCCTTGCGCAACTCGGTGAACTGCATGTCCCGCATCGAGAACTTGCGCTCCACCCACTTGCCGCGCTCCAGGATCGCTACCCGGTGGGCGTTGCCGACCCCGCGGTGCTGGGCGTTCCAGCGGTCCCGCATCTGGTCGAACTCCTCGTCCTGCAGCGAGTCATCGACCTCTACGATGCCGCCGGGCTCGGCGCCGTTGATGAAAAAGTTGCGGTTCCACTCGGCCGAGTACCGCTCGCTGTCCAGGTCCATGAGCGACGACTGGACGGGCCCGAGCCCCCGGTAGGGGTCGAGCGGGTTCGGCATCCGCATGAAGATCACGTCGTCAAGCTCGAGCGGGACCTCTTCGCCGTCGGGCCCGTAGTAGCAGTACCCGGACAGGAACTTCGTCGGGTGCGGCTTCGGGGCCATCTTGTCGGGGCGGACCGGCCACAGCTCCAGCGGCATCCGGGAGAGCGACCCGTTGCGGCCCACGACCCACCAGCCCTCCCCGGTCAGGTCGATGTGCTGCTGGGTCGCCTCGCAGAACTCCTGCCAGGGCATCCACGGATTCGGCAGCCGCTGTAGGTCGAGCGCCACATGCGCGGTGACCTCCTTGCGGTCCTCCTTCTGCCCGGACGGCGCCTTCCGCCACAGCTTCCACTCGACCTGCGCGACCGCGTTGCTCGTGCGGTTCACGATCGCGAACAGGGTGCCGACCGACCCGTAGGCCTGCATCTGCTTCTCGGCCGACGCCGCGACCGGCCGGCCGAGCAGGTTCAGGCCGTCGATGCCGCTGCGGCGGACGTAGGGGACCGGGACGCGGTTCAGGAGCGACCCGACGATCGATCTCACCGACGGGGCCCGTCATCGGGGCTCGGGCCTGCGAACCCCTCCAGGAGCAGGAGACTCACCCCGGCGGCGAGGAGGCCGAGCGGCCGGGCGACGTCCCATGCGGCGAGCGTGACCGCGCCGAGCCCCGCGGTCTGCAGCACGAGCGTCCGGCCCCGGCGGGCAGCCTTCGCGAGCCAGCGGCCGGCGCCGGGCGCCTTGGCCACGATCCACGAGGCGACGAGGGCGAGCACCGAGTCTTGGCGCAGCCGGGGCGGGGCGAGGGCGGTCAACATGGGCGAGATCGTACCCACGCCGGCCAGAACGCGAAGCGACCCCCGGTCAGGGTCCAGGACCTGGCCGGGGGTCGCGGTGTGAGGCGGGCGGCTAGTAGGTGCGCTTCTCGTTGTCGCGGATGGCTCGCTCCGCACGGGCGATCGCCCGCTGGTGCGTCGCCCGCGATACCTCGCCCTTGGCCTTGGCCAGCTCGCGGCGGGAGTGCGCCGCGTCCTGTCGGGCCTCTCGGGCAGCGGCCCGGCGTTGGGCGTCTGGCTTCTTGCTCATGGTGGACCCTCCTTGGGTCTAGGTGAGGACGAGGCCGGCGACGAGGACGGCGAGGCCCCACAGGCAGACGGCGATGGCCTGCCCGCCGGTCACGAGGGCGATCACGTCCGGCCCCCAGGGTCGGGGCACCGCGAGTCGACCTGGATAGTGCCGAGCGGCAGCTCGCAGTCCCAGCAGCCGATCGTCAGGTCCATCAGGTTCTCGTGGTCCATCAGCTTGCGCTGGTCGGGGTCGTTGATCGCCTGCAGCTGGTCGTCGCCGAGCACCCATGAGGCGACGACGATCCAGCGGTGCACGCCCGGCCGCTTGTCCGGCAGCTCGGCGTGCGGCCGGGCCTCGTACTGTTCGCCCGGCAGCGTCGCGGCGACGATGTTGTCGCCCGCGATGATCACGGGCTGCCGGCGCTGGGCCTTGGAGTCGGCGCGCTCGGCGGCGCGGCGTTCACGGCGGCGCGCGCTCACGAGCCGGCCCCGATAGGCGGCCAGCCCCATCGGAACGAGGCCCAGTCACGAACCGGCTCAGGTTCGGCCGGCTCGGCCTGGTCGTCCTCGGCGAGCCACGGCTCGATGTCGGCGAGCCATGGCTCGATGATCGGCTGAACCTTCCGGTAGACGGCGATCAGCCGCTCCATGGCGCCCCGCCACTCGGTCACGATCGCTTCGGCCTCGGCGTCGGGGTCGGAGGCGGTCGCGAGCCGCACGAGCGCCATGGCGGCGATCGGGTTGCCGGGGTCGGCCGTCTCGAGCAGCGGCGTCAGCTGGGCGGCCGTGATGGCGGTCATGGTGCCCACCGAGCCGACACGAACGAGACGTGCGGGCCGGACTGGCCGTGGCGCAGGTCGGCCTCGTAGCCGTCCACGAGCGCCTCGGCGATGTCGTGGGGGTCGACCAGTGCCGGGTTGCACTCCTCGGCGGGCACGTCGACTTCGATCGCGAGGCGGGTCATGGTGCCAGCGCCCGGTCGTAGGCGGTCAGATAGGCCTGCGCGACCGGATCGGCGACGGCGCCGAGATCGAAGGCCCGGGGCTGGTTAGCCCGGCCGTGGGTGCGGCCGAGCGCCGCAGCGTGGCGGAGCGCTCCCCGCCGGGCCTGCCGGTGCCGGCGCCATTCGGCGTCCCACTCGCGGGCTGCGCCGACCCCGGCGGAGCGGATGATCGCCGCGCGGACCATGCCGGCCTGCGTGTCGGACAGGTCACGGCTCGCGGGCGGAGGCGTGTACGGAACTCGTCGTCGGGTCATGTCGGGGGGTCCTCCTGGGTGTCGGTGCCGTCGGCACGGCGGGCGTCGTCCTCGCACCAGCGACGCCACACCGCGAGCGGGTCGTCGTCGTTCCTGCGGGCGAGATGCTTCATCACGTTGGCGAACGAGACGGCGAGGAACTGAATCCCGAGCGGGCCCTCACCGTTGGCGACCATCAGCCGGGACAGCTCGCCGGCCAGGTGGCACGACTGGTCGTCGCCGAGCATGAAGCACGTCACGATCTCGTTCGTGTGCAGGCCGACAGCTCGCACGATGGCGACCTCGGCCGGATCGGGGTCAGCGGGCATGGTCGGCTCCGTGGACGCGGGCCTCGGCCTCGGCCTCAGCCATGCGGAGGGCGTAGCCGGCCCACCAGGCAGCGAGCTTCGGCCGGTACATCAGGTTCGCCGAGCACTGCGCCTCAGCGGCCGCCGTGGACTGGCCGGCGTCGGTGCCGGCCTGACGGACCGCGGCGGCGCGGCCGGCGAGCCAGTGCTCGGGGTAGGCGTCGCGGACCCAGCGGGGCGGGGTCACTGCTCAGCCCACCAGATGCGGCGACCGGTGTCGGGGTGCGGGCCGATGCTGCCCACTACGTTGCCGCTGTCGTCGGTCGCTTCGAGCCAGCGCCAGCCGTTGTCGTAGGCCCGGCGCACGAACGTGTCGGCGGCCTCGGTGGTGCGGCCGGTCACGTTGGTGCCGGTGCGCCGCTCGCCGCGGTAGGCGATCATGGCCGCATCCACCAGGTGAAGGGCCGCCAGCGGCGACGCTCGACCGGGACGGCGATGGCGTACTCGTAGCACTGGCCGCACAGCCAGCGGGGGCCGCCCATGGTGATGAGGACCTGCGAGCCCCGGGTGGTGCACCCTGGCGACTCGCACGGGTTCGGGTTGTGGAGGGTCACGAGAGGACCTCCAGCAGATAGGTCGCAGTCAGGACCAGCGCGGCGCCCGCGACTGCAGCGGCGACGAAGGGGACGGTCATCGCGCCTGGTCCAGGCAGTGATGAGTTCCACGAGGATCGCAGCCGCACGCGATGGGCTCAGCGCGGGTGACGCGGTTCTTGCACAGGGAGAACCAACCGGCCCGGTGCCACCATTTGCCGGCGCCGTAGGTGATCGGCTCCCGGCAGTGCTTGCACGTGCTCTCGGCGCCCCGGGCCATCAGAACGGGTCCGTCGGGCCGAACACGGACGAGAGCACGAGCGACACGGCGACGCCGAGGCGGACACGGCGCAGGTAGAGGGCCGCCGCGGCCTGGTCGTAGGCGGTAGCCATCGCCTCGGGCGACAGCTCGGTAGTGGTGAGAGTGCTTGCCATAGCCGGAACGATAGCACGCTATCGACAGGCGGGGGAAGGGGCCCGGACGCGCTGCAGCCCCGGTACCGGTGGTCGTCGGCGCCAGGGCTGCGAGCGATCAGAGGGCGACGCGCGCCGGTGTCAGTTGCCGGCGCCGTTGCCGTTGTGGCAGGCGGCGGGCCGGTCGGCGTTGGCGCCCGTGCACTGGCCGGAGGCCCCGCCACCGTTGGCGCTGCCCCCGTTCGTGGGAGCGTCCGGGTTGGCCCCGGCGGCGCCGGCAACGGCGACGAGAAGGGCGGTTGCGGCGATGAATGAGACGATGGTCTTGCGCATAACCGCAGGGTAACCCGTCAGCAGGGGCCCAGGTGGAGCGTGTACCCGTCGTGGCGGCTCACGATCCAACAGTGCGCGTCCTCGAAGGAGATCCGCATCCGGCAGTACACCCAGTAGTGATCGACGTACCAGAAGTTGTAATACGCCTCTAGGCGGGTGCCGAGCCCGTTGCCGAGCACGCCGTCACGCACCCCGGTCCAGGCGCACACGTCGTAGGGCAGTGCCGTGACGGTGTAGTGGGTGGGGCGGGCGACTTGGGCGGCCTTGGCGGGCAGCTCGGGCATCACCGGGTTTGCCATCGCCTCGGCGATCGCCGGGTTGGCCTCGAGCCAGGCGCCGTGCTCGGCCAGGTCCGCTGTGCCGGGCTCGGCGGTCGCCGCGGGCGCGAGGCCGGCGACCGCTCCGACGGCGAGGATGAGCAGGGCGAGAACCCTGCGTGCTCGGGTGGTGGTGGTCATCGGGGGGTGTCCTTCCGTTGTCGGGTTGTCGGGGGCAGCGCGTGCGGGTGCTCGCGGCGGAGCCCCTCGAGCTTCCGGCGTGCCTGCCGGTAGCGGCGGAACGCTGTGAGGAGAGACGGGCCTCGGCGCTTGGGCATCACATGAACCGTACTCTCGGCCTGCCGCCCAGGTCGCGCTGGGCGACCATGTAGCGGAGGGCGTCGCAGCCGTGGTCGTTCTCCTTGCGCGGCGCCTCCTTCGGGCCTCGGCCGAGCCTGGGCGGCTCCCACGAGTAGCCGGGTATCTCCGCGGCCGTCGACGTGGGCAGGAGCGCGTCGATCAGGTCCTGGTCGGGTTCCACCAGCGCGCCGTCAAGCAGGTAGAGGCGGGCCCGGCCGTCCTCCTGGACACGCCAGCGGGCCTGCACGGCCTGAATGCCGTCGGAGACGCCCTTGCGGGCCGCGACGGTCGACATGCCGAGATGCCGCTGCAGGGTGGCGCGGTCCTCGGCGTCGTGGTCGCAGATGATCGCCCGAGGCTTCGGCTCGCGCCAGCGGCCGTCGGGGGCGACGATCGCGAGTATGTCGCGGGCGTGGTCCTCCACGAGCCGGCGTGTCCGGTAGAGCTCGCGGTACAGGTAGAGGCGGCCGTCGGGGTCCTCGGCCCAGCACTGGAGCACGAACGGGTTCGTGAACCCGAAGTCGACGGACCACCAGCGGCTCCAGCTGTCGGGGATCGGGAAGCGGGGGACGACGTGGACGCCCCGCTCGAAGGCCTCGTAGATGACGCCCTCGGCGGCGACCCAGCGGCCGAGACGGAGCCGGGCGTGCCGGACGCCGGTCAGCCGGTCGAGCCGGGCGATGTAGTTGCGGCCCCGCTCGGTGAGCTGGCCGTCGGCGTCGAACAGGACGGGGTTGTCCTCGTGCCGGGATTCGATGAGCCGTGTAGCGCCGGTCAGGCACCGCTGGTACAGCCAGTGAGTGTCGGCCGACGGGTTCGTGTCGGCGAGGAGCTGCTGGAAGGTGAGCACGCCGTGGCGGAGCCGCGACGAGATCGCCTCCCAGTCGTCGGTGGTCAGCTCGATGGCCTCCTGGGCGTACGCGAGGTCGTACTCGGTCGACATGACCTTGGTCGGCCGGTCCATGCCGCCGATCGCGACCATGGAGCCGTTCGTGTACCGGTAGCCGGGCGGCTCGCGGGTGCTGCCCCCGAACGACGTGACGGAGCCGGCCTCGAGCGGCTCGCGGATGACCTGCTTCTCCCAGGTCACGAGCGCCGACGTGGTGAGCGAAGAGGCGGTCTTGCGGACGATCAGGGCCCGCATCCCTGGGTTGGCGACCGCGCAGTGGTGGAGCTTCTCCAGGCAGGCCCGGGACTTGCCGGTGCCGGCCGGGCCGGAGAGCAGAACCTCGGGGTCACGGGCCTCGAGCAGGTCCAGGCAGGCGCCTCGGGGTGAGTAGATCCGCTGGACGCGGTCGCGGACGGCCTCCATCAGTACGCCAAGGGGCCGTCGCCCGGGTGAGGGCCGAGGCGCGAGTGGGGTGACGGCGGGAACGGCCCGTGGTGGATCTGCACCTCGACGGTGCCCGGGCGCCGCTCAGGGCGGTGCTCGCCGCACCAGTCGTCGGGCCCGACGTTCGGCCACGACTGTGCGGCCTCGTCGCCGAGAGCGAACACCTGCGGCGGGTATCGGTGGCAGCGCATCAGCGGCCCGTCGTCGTAGCCC